CAAAAGAAGAACTTTCAAAATACATATAATGTTCAAATGGGTCAAATGAATTTTTGACTCGTTGTCTTTTTCTTTCTATTTCTTGTATTGTGGATAAAGAACTCGTTACACTAACCAATGAAGAACTTTCTGAATTGTATCCTTCAATTAATTCTAATTTCTTTTTAAAGTTTTCTAATCTTGTTTCTGCATTTGAAAAATGAACAAAGTTTCCAAATCCAGCGTCATCTGCTTCTAAGTTTAAATCTGTTGTTGTTTTTTGATAATCGATATTTGGTTTAACATCTAATAAACTACCTGATACTAATATTCTTTCAATATCTCTTGAGTCTTCATCATTATCACTTAACAAACTTGTATGTGTTTGATAATTTGTATTTTGAAAATTAATTGGATTATCAATTGAATTGAAGTTTGGTAATCTTAAAAATAGTCCGTCATCTTGTGTTTCTTCATATGGAAATAATCTAATTCTATCACGATAAGTTTCTAACCTTTTTTCTACAAATGTAAACTTGTCGCCCGTTTCAACATTTGGTTGAAGTGGTTGTTTTAGTTTTACAACTCGTTGAGTTCCTTCTTCGTTTATTTTTGAATTAATAACAAGATAATAATCATTACCGATTTTAACATAAGTCTTGTATCTATCGATATTATTTTTTACATAATTAACTCTAAAGTTTTTAAATCTATTGGATACTTGGTCATCACCTTTATGTTTAACAAGATTTACTCCGTCATTATAACTTAATGAAACACGAACACGATTACTATCAATCACTTCTTCAATCGTTGCTACATAATCTCTTTTGGATAATTTAGCATTAGCAGATTTTGATGTTATGATAGTTTCAGTAGGACTGATTGGTTTTCCACCACCAGTAACTGCTGAACCTCTACCAGTTAATCTAAAACGAATATTTTCCCTTGCTTGACCTGGTATATTGATATCTTCGTTTAGAAAAACTTCATCTATTTCTATATCTCTAAATGTCTTTGCCATTATCTTCTATCGTATGCCCTATCTTGTAATGCTTGGTCTGCATAAAACTTTTCTGTTTCTGTTGAGTCTTCATCATTTAGTATTTCGATTAATTCTTCATTACTATATGTTGGAACTTCATTATCTAATTCATACGCATCAATAAAATCAAAATCACTTTCATCATCTGGTAAGTCTGAATTATCTGTATCTTCAAACCCTGTAACTTTATACAAATCTGGTATAATTAATTCCCCACCTACCATATTTTGTGTAAACCCTCTTTCATTTGGACTGATTTCAAATTCTAAAATGTATGGTTCTTTTGAATCAAACTTGATTGTACCTTTTGGTTGATATTCAATTAGTTCTCCCATTTCATTTAAATTAATTTTATATTCTGCGTTGTTGACTTGTGAATCTAATTCTAAAATCATTTCGGTTCTATCTGGTGATATTTCAGAACCAATATATTTTAATTCTCTTGGATAAACTTCTACTCTTGATGATGTATCTTTATCTTCACCTATATATGTAAAGAATTTTGTTTCTCCGTTTATTTCTTTTTCTTCTATTTGACGATTATAAATCTTTCCTTTATCATCAACATAAACAATAGTTTCTCTACCGGCAAGTCTTCTCAAAAATCTATACTCGACATCATACTCACCTTCAGTAAAACCTAAATCTCTTAGGTGTTGTCCGATTTTTAAATCAATAAAATCTCCGTCATTTTCAAAACTAACATTTGATAAATCTAAAACTTCTTCTCGTAGTAAATTACCCTCTAAATCATACACGCATAATTTTAGAAAATCATTCTCTAAATCTCTACCCCAACTACTATAAACTCGTTCAAGAGATTCGTAGTTCTGTATTTCTTTTTGTGTAAATCCGTATTCTGCCATTATGAGTCTTTACCTGGTGATTGGTCTTCAACATATGGTAGTCCTAACTTTAACCATATCTCTTGACCTTTTGGTGTTCTGTATATGTGATTTTCAATAACTTCATCATATGTGAAATTCTTTAAATCTTTTTTTATTTTTTTAAATCTTTTTAAACTTATACCTGCTGCTTTTCTTTTTTTATTTTTTCTAAATAACTCCCAACCCTCAGCGTTCTTTCCTTTTTTTCTATTTTCAACAAAAAATTGCACTAACCTTGCGTGTAATAGTTTACTTGATATATTGACAATATCAAATTCATCTGAAAAGTATTCATCAATAAACTGAATTAAATAACCTCTTAATTTCATTTGAAAATCAACTTCTTCTTCTGATACTTCTTCTGTTTCGGATACTTCAACATCTCCACCGGATTCAGAAGTAGGAATAAAAAATGTAAAATCATTTTCTACTTTTTTAGTATAAAACCTTTGTGTGTTTTGTAAACGAACATCTTCAAACGATTCTTCCAAAGCAATACCTGCTTCTTTTGATTCAAACGAAACCAACACCCCGTCTTCTCGTAAAGGTGTATTGGCATCAATTGAACCAGAAACTTGTTGTTTCTTTTTTAAATCTTCTATTCTATTTTGTAATTCTAATTTATTAGAATTGATTAGATTACTATATAGTTCAGATTTTTTTTCTGCGTCGCTTGGTAAATAAGGCATTATCTCACCACTCTAAAATCATAGTTATCGTCATAGAAATTTATTTGTTCATCTGTTGTACCACTACCACTAACAACTTTAAATGCAAATCTATAATTTCTTTCTGATTGTAATCCGTTCATTTGAACTCTAAAGAAATTACCTGTGGAATCACAACTAATTCTTGAACCTGTACCAAATGGAATAATCACTTCTTCAGTATCTGCGTCTTTGATTTCATAAAATACTGAAGCACTTGGTAAGTATTTAATTGTTAATTCAGCTGGTGTTGTATCGAAAGTTGTTGTTGGATATAATTCTCTACCCACAAGTCTAAACTTCACGATTGAATTTTCTTTATATTCTTCTCTTAAATTTTTAACATATACTTTTAGTCTTTCTAAATCAGTTGTGGTTAATGGTGATAAACTTCCTGTTGACCAAGAACTATCGTCCCAAACCACTTCCAATTTAGGTGGATAAATTGTATGAGTTTCACGAGAGAAATATTTTAGATTTCCTAAACGACTATCATCTCCCTCTTGTCCTGAGTTGAAATCAAACATAGATGAACTTGGGTGGTCTCCGTGAGAACCACTATCTTCTCTTTTAATTATAAATCCATTGTTAGGATAATCAGAAGATGAATATATAAAGTTATTAACTAAGTCAGTTACATTTGCTCTAACATCTCGTTTGTCAAAAGTCAAATCATAAGAAGTAGAAACTTCATATTGTCCTGTACTTGCAGTGAACCAAGCACCTCCGTCAGTCAATACTGAACCAGTTACCCAAGGTATTTGTCTTTCGTGGTCACGATATTGATAAGTCGCTCCGTCTGATGTTACTGGGTCGTGGTCAAGTTTTCCTGTTCCTTGTTTCCAACTACCACTAACCATATAAATGTGTAATGGTTGTTCTGCTTCAACCTCTTCTGATGTAGCGTCGTATAGATTTAAATAATACTTTGCAGTAGAAGGAATCTTCCCGTCTTGTATTGATTGTGATATATAAGTTAAATCAAAATCAATCAATACTCTTGAAACATTCTGAACAACTCCACCATCAGAAACTGACTTATTGATTTCTAATATTTCGTCAAGTCCTGTATTTCTTGAACTTGTTGTTCCACCTGAATAAAGTGTTGTATCTCTTTTTCCAAATTCAAAATAATGCATTATCTATCTCCTACTACTTTACCCTCGATATCACTATTAGGGAATTTCAATTCAAATATACTTGGGTCTAATGATGTGTAAACAATTCCGTCTTTTGTTGCGGAACTCATATCATAAATGTTATCACTATAATCAGTTCCGTGTAGATTTGAGTTTTTGTTTTCTATTAATATTAGTTCTTTGTTAGGATTGTTTGTTGATGGTGGAACTAACGATACTACTCCGTCCACTAAAGAAATCTGATATGCTAAATCACTTAACACGATTGGTTGTCCTATTTGCCATTTTTCTGTTTGGAAAAACTCTTTTACTTTTTGAACTGCTTTAAACAATACATCATTTTTATTATATCCTCGTTTGACAATAATATCAAACTTAACACCAATGTTGATAATATATCCGTCTTTTAAATTTATAGCGTCAGTCAACAATCTATATTGTGAAAGATATAATTTAATATTTTCTTTGACGGCTCTATTCATTCTGGCTAAATTTTTGTTTGAGTCGTATCCTAACAAATACATATTCAATGCTAATGGATTTTGAACGGTGTTTGGTTGATTTCTTCTTGTATCTACTACCTCTCCGTTGATAACTTGTAATTGACCATTTGCTTCTAATTGTTCATCTTGGACAATATATGCTTTTGCTATGTTTCCATACTTTTGTGGTAAAGAATAAACTCTTGTAATGTAGTCTGCTTTGGTTACGGCACGATTTTGTGCATTGAAGTAAGCAGATGCATTTTGTTTTATTTCTGTTAGAGTTTCTGTCGAAGCACCACCTGATGAAGGATTTTCATTAGTTACGGTTAAACTTGCATTTGATGTATCTTGTAAATCACTATTCAAACCTGTTGTAGAATTGGTATAGGTTTTTCTACTAAATGCATTTATTGAGTTTGCAGCAACATTGTGTTCAACCGCTCCACCATAATTATAATTTACGGTAAGTGTTGTGTTGCTTGGTGCTAAACCAAATGTTCTTGTTTTCAAAAAATTACTTGGGTCAAATGATTCATCTAATCTTGAAACACCAACACCCAATCTTGAACCAACATTATCTGGGTTTGGAATCAATTCTTCGTCTGCATTATCACTAACACCTGAACCAAATCTTAATTCCATTTTATTGTCATCACGAACATAAGTTGTAAATCTTCTTGCGGTTTTTATAAGTTTTAATAAATAAGGAACATCATTTTTAAATTCTGATAATTCTGGGTCATTAGTTGATGTATTTTCTTCATCTTCAAATACCGTATCTTGTGCTAAAAATGGAACTTCATAATATTTGTTATTATTGCTGTCAACAACTGATGTAATGGAAGTTACTTTATCATTTGATAAAACAATTTTATCAAATTCTTTTGCACTTGTAAATGTAAATGTTTCTTCTTCTCTTTGACCAGACAATGCCATACCTCTTTTTTTAAGTCTGAAGTTCGTTGGATTTGTTCCTGATGATGGTGGTAACATTTCTATTTCCATTGTGTCTAACGAACTTGATGTTTTGAAGTTAACATCATCAACCAAAGTGAACTCAGTTCCATTGGTTGCGGTAAATGTAGAGTTTACTTCTAATTTACCTGCGTAATCTAAATCTGGTTTGTATACACCACTTTCTAATTTGGAAGGAACATCTACGGTAAAAGTTAGTTCAACCATAGAAGGTGTTGCTAATCTTGGTTTATATCCATATGATTGTGCAATCGCTAATACATTTTTTCTTTCTTCTGCGAACTGAATTAGGGTTTCTCTAAATTGATTATCAACATAATAATTCAATACATCTCCGACATACGCTGCCATTTCAACAAACATCATACCTGGTGATGCTTCATTAAAGTCATTATATTGTGTTGGGAAATATGATTTCGCAAACTCAATTAGATTTTCTCTAATGTCGGTAAAATCTCTACCGATGTAATTGAGTTCTTTTTTAACTAACTTTTTATTTGTTCCGTAATCCGGCATTTCTATTCTCCAATTCTAAAGTCAAAGTTTAATATTTCAATCGTATCTGGATTTAAAGGTACGGAAAATTCAATCTGTACATTGACTTGATTTTGTTCTTGTACGGTGAATACATTGATTATATTAATGTAAGGTAAAAAGGTATCGGTTGCTGAACGAATAGCTTCTTCAATTCTGTTCGGTATGTCTTGTCCTTGTTCAAATACAATAAACTTTAATTCACTACCGAAGTTTGGTTGAAATATTCTTTCACCTGGTGTAGTCAATAATAAGTTTCTAAGATTTGCTTTTGATTGTTCTAATACGGTTTTCGTTTTATAGAAAAATCCTTCTGGACTATAATCCAAAGGAAATCTTATTCCAACATACTTGTCGTCATTTCTATCTATTTCTCTTACACTTCTAGCCATTATGGTCTAAATCCGCCTTCGCCTTTTTTCTTATTGTTTATAGCTTTCATCAAACCAGAATAATCACGAGTCAATGCATTTTGAACATCTTCTGGAACTGCGTCTACTGAAACACCAGCTTTCTTGATTGTATCAACTGCTGCCATTTCTCGTGCTTTTTCTTTATTCTGTCCTCTACCTAAATCTCCGTAACCCAATACTTCTGCCATATTGTCTGAACCTAATACACCACCACCTAATGTTGGATACTCATCTTCCATTGGTGCTCCTAATGGTTTGGTTTTATTCAATACTTCGTTTAACGCTTCGTTTTTCGTGTATTGTTTTTTTGGTTTTTGTTTTACAACTTTTGGTTTAGGTGAAATCGTTTCTGATAATTTGATTTCTTCTTTTTCATTAATAAATATCTCACTCAGTTGTTTTTTAACTTCTTTACGAACAACTAATTCAATAATATTTCTTAATTTATTTTTGTTCATTTTTACTCCTATTCAACATTTACTTTTTTACTTAAGTATGTCCTTTCATTTTTAATTCTATTTAAATCTACATTCTCTTCAGTCAACTCTGCAATCCTTACCGCATTAGGTGCTGGACTTGCTACTTGTTCTCCTATTTCAATTAGATTGTTTTCTATTTGCATATTTAAAATAATATCTACCACTTTTATTAAATCTTGATTTCCTAATACCGCAGGAACAAGTGAATCCAATCCGATATTTATTTTCGGTGAATCAATGTTGGTTTCTGTTGATGAAATAATTTTTATATTATCCTCAGTATTGAGATTAAAAAAATTACTATTTACATTAACATTATTTTCTGATAGAATAAAAATATCATTACTTGAAGAAACTTCTAAATTTCCTGTTTCATACATTTTTAAAAATGAACTATCATTGTTTATCTCAATAGTTCCAACATTGTCTGTGTTTCCTAATTTTAAATAATTATTAAATCTACCTTGAACTAATGTATCACCGATTTGAGTTGGTGCGTGTATTGGTTCTATATCAACAAAGTTTTCACCTCTTGATAAATCTGTTGTTATTTCTTCTACTCGTGTACTTTCATTAAACTTAGAAAAATTAACATTAGTGATATCTTCACTTAATCTTGATAAGTAATAATGATTTCCTTTATATTCCATACCCAACCACAATTCACCTCGTAAAGGATATTGTAAAATGTTTGAGTTCAATGGTAAAAATGTTCTACCTTCAATTTCATCAATTGAATCTCCTTGTTCAGAAAATACATATCTACCAACAATCTCTGCTGGATTCTCAAGTATTTCCACAACCTCGAAAACTTCAAGTTCGTAGAATTTTGAATCTTCTTTGAGTTGGTCCAGTATTGCATACAATTCATTTTTTGTTACATATGAATTATCAAATACATTATCCAAACCAGACCCAGCGTCTGTTTTTGTATAGGCCATTAATTTTCCTTACTGATAGAATTGTCTATTTCGTCTTTTTTGATTTGTAACTCTTGAACATCTGATTCTATTGCATCCATAAGTTGTTTCTTTTCGTTTTCCGATAAACCAAACTCATCTCCTGAATCAGATACTCTTTTTTCTGCTGCTGTAATTCTTTGAACGATTGTTGCCAACTTAACCAATTGTTCGTCGTTCTTGACATTGATTTCTAAATATTCTTTTAACATAGGAATTATCTGAACGGCTGTATCTCCGTCTTTGATAAATCCCACAACCTCTTTCATCAATACTTCTAATTGAGTTTTATTGGTTTTGGAATTATCGTAGATGTCTTTGAATACATCAGATAAGGTTTTTCCTTCAAATATTTCGTAATCGTTTGCCATAAATTTTACCTAACAATAAATAGTTAAATGTTAAAAAATAGGAATATATATTTATATATTGGTTTATTTTTTTGATTTTACCATATAGTTATTATACGAAATCGGTTTCAACACCGATTTTTGTTCATTTAAAGGGGGAAACTAAAATGAAAGAGATAATATCAATGGTCAAAGGATATGTAGATG